CTTTTACAAATACACATGATTAGGCTTTGAATTGTGTATTGGAGGCAAGTACAGTAAATGTTGCATTTCCTGTTTTGACCAATAAATATCTGTACGAATCAATTCCACTAGCATTACCCGCAGTAGGCGCACCACCTAGCCACCTAGTTGTAACACCTGTACCAGTGCCATCCACTTGCACAGCAGAGTTGTAGTAAGCAGTAGAGCCTTGAGTGACCAAGAAAGCTACAGTCATTGATTGACCTGTACTCATCAAAGTATTTAACGATGTACCGCTAGAGGCTCTGAAGTTAACTGTCCAGTTAGCAGAAGCGTTGCTTGTGTAGTACAAGACTGACTGAGTGGTAATGTCGTAGTTAATCGTGCCAGTAGCCGCAGTAGCTGATACTGTAGCTACCTCTGCGGCATCGTTTAAGATGATGGCTTGAGCAGATGATGTACCTGAGAAAGTCTTAGTACCTGTAAAGGTCTGTGCAGTCGAAAGGCTTGCCACATCAGACAAGGTATTACTACCAAAAGCTAGTGTTTTGTTTGTCAGGGTTTCTGTACCTGTTAAGGTAGCAAAAGAACCTGCCGTAAACGCAGCATTAGCCCATGTTGAGCCTGTCCACACAAACAAGTTATTTGTAGATGTGTTCCAGTACAAAGCACCTGTGAGCAAAGCGTTACCATCGTTATCTACAGATGGTGCAGATGCCTTAGAGCCTAAATATCGGTCATCAAACTCGTCATAAGTGTTAGATGCACTCGTAGCACTAGCAGCAGCGTTTGTTGCGCTTGTAGAGGCATTTCCTGCGCTTGTAGAAGCATTTGATGCACTCGTTGAAGCGTTAGATGCAGAAGTCGCAGCAGCAGCAGCACTTGTCGCAGCAGATGTAGCACTACCTAAGATGCCATCAACATAAGTCTTAGTGGCAGCGTCTTGGTTGTTTGTTGGGTCACCTAAACCAGTAATCTTAGACGTGCCCATTGCAATAGCACCACTCATAGTGCCACCGCTGGTTGACAACTTACCACTCAGAGAAGTGTCAACTTCAGTCTTTGTGTAAGCGTCTGTAATGCCATAACCAGAGATAGTCGTTGGATTAGTACCTGCTGTAACACGTCCAAATGCGTCAACAGTTACAGACTTGTATGTACTAGCAGTAACACCAGTTGTAGCCAAGTCAATCTCATCTGCCCCTACAACAATTCGTGCGCTTGATGCTGTGTTTACATTGAGAGTGTTGCCTGTCTTGCTCATGCCAGTACCAGCAGTAACCTGACCAGCACCTGAGAATTGAGCAAAGGTAATTGGCGTAGTGCCTAAAGTACCACCCGCTACAATAGTACAGATAAATCCGTTATTAGCGTTTACTGTACCGCCTTCAACAAAGGTGTAAGCAGCAATCAACTCTGAATAAGTATCTGCGTCTGTTGTTCTAGTCCATGAACCAGATGCACACAAGTAGATACCATTGGCAGATGTTGTAGTCTGGTCTTTAACCAGCACCCTGTCACCTGCAATAACAGAAACTCCGTCTATAGTCTGTGCGCCAGATAACGTAAGGTTTGCAGTAGAGGCAGCAACCACAGATGCTTTGGCATCAATACCTTGGGCAATAGCGTCTACATAAGATTTAGTAACTGCATCAGCATCAGCCGTAGGAGTACCAAGACCTGTAATCTTGTTTGTACCCATAGCGATAGCACCAGACATAGTGCCACCAGACAGATTCAGCTTCAGAGCATCAGCAGTATCTACATAACCTTTAGTGGCAGCGTCTGTTGCATTGGTAGGTGTAGCAAGACCAGTAATCGTTCCTACTGTCCCAGAGGACATATCCAATGTGCCATCAATCGTGACATTATTGAATGTTGAAGTACCAGAAGCAGCAGTTACGTTACCAGTGACATTGCCTGTAACATTTCCTGTTACGTTACCAGTTACAGCACCTGTGTGCGTACCTGTTGTGTTTCCTGTGACGTTACCTGTCAAACCACCAACAAAGCCTGTAGAGGCAGTTACTGTAGTTCCTGTAATTGCTTGGGCAGATGAGCCACCGATTACCGCACCATTGATAGTGCCACCAGTAATGGTTGCAGAAGATGATGTGAGTGGGCCTGACAGACCAGCAGTAGCTGTTAAAGTGCCTGTCAGAGTAGAAGTTCCAGTAACAGATAAGTTACCACCTACAGTTACGTTGTCGCCAGCAGAACCATCTTGAAAGTTCTTCAACTGAGCCATCAATGTACGGATGGCATTGTTGACCAAACTCGGGGCCATGCCCTCCGCTAAGTTAATACTGTTAATGTCAGTATTGTTGTTAGCGGTACTGCTGTATTCTGAAATCTTGGTCTTTGCCATGTTAGTCCTTAGTCGGGGTTAGCCATACCAGTTAAATCTATTTTCATTGGTTGTTGTGCTTGGTACAACAAATTGAACATTGTTGGATAGTCTATGTTTGGCATCCTGTTTTGAACGTCTAAAAGACCTTTGGCAACACGACCTGCACCATAAGCAGCCTCTCCCATCAAACGAGGAGATGAAGTAGCTAAAGAAGCGGCAGCAAGTGGAGTTCCAAATAAACTACCAGCCAATAATGCTGTAGGAACAGATGAAGCACCTTGCAAGCCACGAGGCGCATAATTGCTTAATGCTTGACCTGCTAATGCTGGCATCATCTCTCGACCACCAGCAGCTTCCAATTGTTGCGCCAAGTTCATGCGCTGACCCCAATTGGTATTTACATTGTTTCGCATAATTGATTGCAACTTACGCATTTGCGTATCAATTGACGCTTTGTTGCCAAGTGACAATGATTTTTCAATCTCACGAATAAGGTCAGTAGCTTCCGAATACGCTTGCATTGTCTTAGCGTATGTAGGTGCTTGTTTCTTAATTTCGTTTTTGATGCCGTTATAGACTTCATTGACAGCAGTTAAAGCAGTCTTTTGCTCGTAAGGAATATCCTCAAGAATTGCACCAACTTTTTGCTTTAGCTTATCAAGACCTTCTGGAGTGTGAAACTCAGCAGGGTCTAATGATTTCCAAGCATCAATCTCAGCTTTTGCTGATGACAGCTTATCAAACGCTTTTTCATTAACTACTTTACCTTTGTAAGTAGTTTTGTTCATAGCGTTATCAATGGCTTTATCAATTCCATCAAAAGACAAAACAGTCTTGTCTTTGCTGATGTTAGCCATCTCTGTACGATAAGCATTTTGACGCTGAACAGCCATCTCTGCTAAATTTTGTTTAGCAGCATCTAACACTTCCGTTTGTGGAACTTCACCACGCAAGTTAGCTTTAAAAACATCTGCTGTTTCACCACCAGTACGACCTGCTTGATAGGCTTGTCCAATAGCATCAGAACCTGCGCCTGTTTGCATACCAAGTAAAGGCTTTAAAGCCTTACCAGTAACATCAGCAGTTTTTCCAACAGCACGAGCAGAAAGCATCAAAGGATCAACAGCACGAGCAGCAGTAGCCAATGCAGGAGCAGCCCTTGTAGGCAACATAGCACCACCTGTAAGGACAGTAGATAGGTCTGCCATAACTCCAGCAGGGTCAGTAGCCAATGCTCGTTTAGCACCTTCTACGCTACCATAACGCTCTACATAGTGCTGACCAACTTTAGAAGCTAAGTCACGACTAGCTTTGTCTTCGCCCACAGCTTGAACAAGTCGCTCTGGCAATGCGTTTTGCAATATGCCAGCACCAAGGTCTAAAACAGCTTTAGTTGTTTGAACAGGGCTTGTGACTGCTTGATATATATCACCAAGCATTGAGCCAACAGAACTAGGAAAATTTGTAACAGCACCTGTTAAAACTTCTTCACCAGATAGCTTTTTCCCACCAGCTACTCTATCAAGACCAGTAATCTGTTTTCCAGAAAAGTCTCTGGTAGCACGAGCAATAACATCGTCTTTGGTAAGACTTTCTGGGGCATCTCTATAAACATGAGAAGTGCCATCATTAAAGGTTACTGTAATGTCAGCCATTATTTATTACCCCATGAACTAGATGTTGCTTGTTGTTTCTTTTTAGGAGGGGTAATATCCTTTAAAAGACCAAGACCAAATGTTTTATCTAAGTTTTGCAAAGCAGTTACGTTAGCCTCATAGCTAAGTTTGGGGTCTGTAGCTGCCTTCAAATACATTTGCATTTCAGCATTTGAGTTCATTTGTGACGCAGACATTCCTGTTGCTTCTTTAATCAAGTTCAACAACAAAGGTCTAGTCTGTTCAATTACTTGACGTTGTTCTTGGTTTTTAGTTCCAAGAGCACTACCCATAAATTGACCAACTGGTGAAGTACCCATCTTTGCACCAAGGTTTTCACGACCACCAGCACCTGTACTTGTAATGCCACCACCTTCAAGAAGTGTGTCATAACTTGTTTTTAGTTGACCAACAATGTCAGACAGTTGCTGTTTAGCCTGAGTTTTGGTATCAGCTTTTTCTTGTGCTTTTTCTTGTTTCTGACCAATGTTAAATTCAGCCAACATTCTGCTTGTTGCTTGGCTTCCTTGTGCCAACGCAGCAGTTTGTGCTTGTGCTAATTTAAACTGCTCAGACGATTGAATCCTATTTGATAATTCTGCAAAACGCTTATCAGCCGTTTCGTCATCAATAGCACCAGTTGCATAGCTTTTGCTATATCTTTGTGCAGTTGCCCTCAAAGCAGGAGGAACATTAGGGTCATTAGCAAAAATATCAAATGGGTTGTCAGCAATCTGCGCAGGTTTTTGACCACCAGCAACAACCTCAGGTTTTTGAGTAATTGGGTTTATTCTGACAAGCTGTTCATTTTTGCCAAGTTTCATTGTCTCACCAGCCATAGCTTTCTGAGAAGCAACCAATTCACTCAAGGCTTTTCGTCCTGCTTCTGAACTCATTAACTGAGGAATTGCTCTTTGCAAATCAAAGCTAGGTGCAGTCATTCCTTGACCTACTTGCTGACCCATCATGTCCTCACCATATATCTCTTGAGGCTTGGTTACAGCACCTTGGATAACACCTTGAATACGTTGTTGTTCAGCTAATGCTTGTTGCTCTAACTTACGCTTACGAATCATGTCAGCCAACTGGACATTCTGCAATTGACCTTGTAAGGTTTCTTGCATACCGCCTCTGTAAGCCTTCTGACCAGCTTGCAAGCCTTCAGCAATAGAAGCACCTGTGTTACCACCTTGGAACAAACGTCCTGCTAGTGCATACAAGGCTTGTGCTTGTGCATCGTCACGATTGCTTTGAATGTCAGCAGGTGACATACCGAGCAGACCCATTGTGTCTGCACCGCTTGTACCGAAAATGTCTAATAGTCCAGCCATGTTAGTCCTTAGAAGTCCAGCCAACCTGTTGGAGAAGTAGTAGCGTAGTTGGTTGCAGCGTTATATGCAGCATTTGGGCCAGCCAACCAATTAGATGCGCTATTCCACAAGTTGCTAATGCCTTGTTGACCACCTAAATTCTTATACAAACCGCCACCAACAGCAGCCAAACCAAGCACATTTTGCAATGTAGATGTATCTGCTGCACCGCTAGTTGTAGATGATGCCACTCGTCCTAATGGGTTTCCATAGACCAAAGACAGGTAGTTCTGCAAGTTCTGTTGTGGCTGGTTTTGCAAGAAGTTAAATTTAGCAATGTCACCCTGCAATTGCTGACCTTGGTAACCCTCACGGATTTGACCAGCTTGCAACATATTCTGAATGTCTTGGTAATCAGCAGATGCCATTTGAGGGGCCATGCCAATAGCTTGTTGTTGACGATTACGCTCATCAGCATAGTTCTGATAAGCCAACTGCCCAGCAGTATTAGCCAATTGTTGACCAAATGCACCTGTTGCTCTATCTTGCAATGAACCCATAGCACCAGAGCCATAACGCCCTGCTAGGCTTGCTTTAGAACCAATGTCACCTAAAGTCTGCTGAAACTGCGTTTGAGCAGCTTGGGCAGCAGGTTGGAAAGCACCTTGAAAGAAAGGGTTTCCACCTAGAAAACCACCAGAAACTGTGTTCTGCAACTGATTTTGTGCAGACTGTAGTAGTGGATTGCCCAATGAAGCACGAGCCTCTAAAGCCTGTAGACCAGTTTGAGTGGTAGTCGTAGGACTTACATAAGTCTGACCGCCATAGTATTGTGGCCCACCGCCCTGATACGCTTGTTGCGCTTGTTGAAGACCATACGTTAGATATGGTTGGATTGTTGGGTCAATTGACGATGTGGTAGTAGTAGCCATCTTTACTCCTAGAGTTTCGGATTCCAAGATGGGTCATCCACGGAATCCATTATACATAAATTATTAAAATCAGCCAATAATTGCATACCGATATGTCTTATTAGCAGTCGTGTTTGCAAAATGGGTTATCGTAGCCGTACCCTGTCCTTGGGAACTGGCGTAGATGTTAGTCAATGCTGACGGAGAAATGTAGTTAATCGTAGTAATTAAAGACGCTGTAGATGGGTAATTTGTACCAGCTACGTACGCTTGAAGACTTACTAATGGGCTATCAGTTTCCCACCAAAGTTCAATGTAATCATTTGCATTTAGACTTAAATAATAGTTCCAACCAACCAAACCACGACCATCAACCGAGCCATGTTTACTAGCTATTGCAAAGAAACCTGTTGAGCCAGTGAGGTTTGTTCCATTAACTTTTATCCAAACCCTAACGTCATGGTCTTGTGAATCAGTATTCTCAAACTGACCAGACCATTGAAAGTTATAAATTCCTGTATTTTTGACATTTAAACGAGAACTATTGGATAAAGTTACACCATTGGAAAAGTCTGTAGTGTCCATAGTCATTGCATAAGCAGTATTTGCAGATGCAACAGTTTGGTCAACAAGGCTCTGAAAAGCCCCATAAGGCATATAGTCAGAGTAAGCAGCAGCAGAGGCTGGCGCAAACAAAATCACGCTATCTGGGCCAATCCTTCTGTCTGTCAAAGTGGTAGTTAAAGCACCACCTGTCGCTAAAGTAACAGTCCCTGTATTGTTGGTCTTGCCATTCATTATGTTGTTGACAATCTCAGCAACAGACCTTTGGTCAGCACCAAATGCAGGAAGTGTTCTAAACTGACTTGTCATCGAACACCCTGACCAGTTACGTCAACATCAATGGCTACAGCGTTAATCCAATCAGCACCAGTTGGCACTAACTGAAGCCTGTGGTATCTACCAGCACTACGCAAAGAAACCCTGTTCTCTGAGTCGGCAGCTACAGCAGTACCATAATTAACCTGCTCACTTAGTAGTTTTCTGGAAGCTACTGCAATCGTTGCAGAACCATTATCTACTTGTGGACGAGCCAAAGTAACTACTGATGGCCCACCAAGGTCAATATCTCCAGTTGAGATTCTTCCTGTAAGGGGTTGACCTGTGTATGTGAAAACCTTTGCACCTAGCGTACCGCCAAGGAAATACTTTCCACCCACATACAAACGAGAATCTAAACTTGTTGTCAATGCGTCAATAGAGCCTGAGATGCTATCTAACTGCTCTAAAGTTACAGATGCTGTTGAGGCTTCAGACAAGTAATCTGTACCTGCATCTGCATAAGTCCATTTCTTAGTAGCAAAGTTGTAAATGATTAGTTTACGATTTCCACTTGTATCTACATAGTTCCAAATTACCAATTTACGGATTGGGTCAACAGCAGCAGACATTGAGTTGTAGTCAGATTCAGATGCGTCATCAATGAAGAATCGGTCAACCTTTTCACTACCAATTGGTTGAATAGTCTGACCATCACACATATAGAAACCATCATCTGACAAGAAGAATGTAATACCTTGGTACTGAGCAATTGAGCCAGCTACCATACATCCTTTGTTGCGAGAGATGTTGTCAAACTGGAATATGAACGGAGTCCCTATATAGGTCATGCGAGAGATGGAACGCTCCAAGAACACCAAGCCAAACTCACCACCACGGATTCCTACAATCTGTCCACCATCAGGAATATCCTGATAATCAGACTGAGTGTTTACGTTCTCTACCCAATCTGTCTCGTCATTGATAGCAGACCAACGGACACGATATTGTTGCTGTGCAGAAGATTCATAAGTGTTAGCGCAAACAACAAAGTCACGAACAACAGTAATGTACTTAGCAATAGGTGCTGATGCGCTTAAATTAGCAAAAGACGTAGAAGTGCCTAGCGTCCATCCTTGCAAAACATCAGCATTGTTTGTAGTAATTACTCGTTTGCCAAACTGAGTAAAACGCACCTTATCTGTAATGCCAGTAGTCATGCCTGTCTTAACTTGAGTCAATGCACCAACACCATCTACTGTATAAATCTTTGTAGCACCAGAAGTAAATAACTGAGTTGTAGAGTCTGGATTCTTGGCAGCGTATAGCGTAACCAATTCTTCAGCAGCAGTACCAGAGAACGCTACAGCACTTGGGAATGGCCCATAACCCACAGCCTGAGAAACCACGTTCTTAGCGTCAGTTAATACGCCAGTAATACCTGATTGGTCAGGCATCCACTCACCTAGTTGTATTCTTTGTGTAGGCATATCAAATGTATGTGGTTTGCATTGCCAAAGGAACGCCAGAGAATTGACCCTTCTCATCAGAACGAGTCAACGAACCCATAGCCCTATCAAACATAGTTCCCCATGTATTGATTCGAGCATCATTCATCAAGTAAGGCTCTGCTTCAACCAAAGCTGCATACAAAAGCAAATCAGGACAAACAGTCAAGAATGTATTGCTTGTGTTTGATGTACTCAAGAAAGGAGGCGCAGCAGAGTACACAAGGCTCAATGTGTAAGCAAAATCAGGAATAGGTGCTAACTTGAATGTGCTTGCCAAAACTGTGTAATCCAATGGCTTACCAGCGTCCATGCTTCGTGAGTTACGAGAAAACAAAGACGGAGATTCATAGTTCAATGGGAATACAGGATTACCTGCAACCACAAAATCTTTTACTTCTAAGAAGTCAGATGGGATATTAACTGTAGCTGTTCCAGATGTGCAGGTCAGAGATGTAGATGTAAGCATCTGACGAATACGCAAGTCTCTGCGTAAGCGTACCTCTGCCAAACGGATAAAGTCTGGAATCTGAGTCGTTAAGTCTGAACGAGCCAAGTATTCTGCAATAGTTGTCTGTAGTTCAGCATAGGTAGTAAAACTCATACAACTCCTGTTCTGGTGCGCCATGCACGATTCATTGGGTCATTCAGAAAAGCAGCAAAACGCTTCTCATCTAAGACAGCATAACCACGCATGATGCCTTGTTTGTTTAGGTCATCAATAACTGTTAACGGAATAGATGCAACCTTATTGCCAAATAAATGGTCAGACCATTTTGCTCGTTCATCAAAAGAGTTATATTCTTTTTTGTTCTGCTCAATAATGGCAGACACATCTTGACGAGTCTGAATAACGATTCCACCATCGCCATCAGCATGAACAGCAGTTTGTCTAATGTTTTCCATAATGCAATTCTATCAGTTTGACTAGAAAAGAAAATGCCCCAGAGGGTTAGTCTGAGGCATTTTTTGGGTTACACCAGATTAAGGCGTAAGGTCGGCAATAATGCCATGAGCAGCTTGGTTTTTAACTTCCAAGGTGTACTCAGCCAACAACTGTGTGGACTCATTGTCGCCAGTTACAGCCAACTCATTGGTCTGGAAAGGACGCAGATAAGC